CTTCTGGATTAATTCTGAACTTTCAGAACCGCCAGCGCCACCATCTGCAATATCTCTAACATCCTCACCAGTGTGATAAAACACAACCAAATGATAAGGTTTGTCTTTGGCTTCTTGTATCAGTTGTATTTCTTCGGCCAGATTTCCTCTGGCTTTCCGAATCATAGAAAACGATTTACTCATAGTACTATTTAGTCTACAAGTAATTTATTTGATGTTATTGTAATTCCTGAACCGTAGTTTGTTCTATATCCATTTTCAATATCATCGGCAGGATCTGATGTTGTAACTACCCAATCCTTTGGAATATTAAACTTTGTACTTTTACTGAATGGTTGCCATGGTACCATGCCCATTGACATTTCTCTACCTTGAGAAGCTGGCATGGGCATTAGTACCGCTGGCTTTTCTAATATGTAACCTGTATCAATTTCTGTTACATCTCCAATTACATCTTCACCGGATTTCATTCTTATCAATTTTACCATATTATTCTACTCTTTTCTTTCCTATATTGTATTTTGTTTCTAGCGTCCATTCATCTTTTTCTTTAAAAGATAATATCTTTATTTGAGATAACGGCGCTCTAGGTTCTGATAATCCTTCAATACCCACCAAACCCCAGTCCTCTAATAGCCCAGCTATTGTATTTCTTCGTTCTATATCATTTTGTGTCAAATTAGTTGGCTTACCATCTAATGCAAACAATTCTTTAAAATGTACAATGAAGTATCGGCCTTGTTTATGTAGAATATGACAAGATTGATATAATGCCTTTTCTTTTCTACTAGCTACGCCGATGCGGGACAAAGTTTCACGAATTTTTAGGAAGTCATCAGGTTCTGATAAGGTAACCTCTAGCATTAAGCCAGGGTCCCAGTCAAGTTCTTCCATATTTTCCACCTCGATTTATTATTATTTTTATGTTTTCAATTTGGTCATCATTTAATATTTCAAGAGCCTGTCTGGCCTTTTCATTATTATATCCATAATACTCTTTAATTGCATCAAGATTTTTAATCTTGCTGGATCGTAACCATTTAGCAAATCTTTTTTTACGACCTATACTATTTAGAAAAAACTGGAACTGGAGACGCTTATCGAGGTGATGCATCTTGTTCATTTCATTCACATATAAAATAGTATCAGCAAAAGAACCCAAGGCCTTATTCACTATAAAGGCTGGATATTTCTTTTCCCAAAATACATCTTCGCCATCCATCAAATCTATTTTTTCATGATTTATAGCATTCAAATAATGTTTTAACTGATATGGTGGTTCGTTTTTCTTCATCGGCCTACATCACTTAAATAGTTTTGTTTTGTTTCTTCCCAATCCATATAAATTAAATCATCATAAAACAATATATTATTATTCAATCTATTACTTTCCGTAAGTGATTTAATTCTCTTACTAGCATACTTTTCTTTCCATAAATCTACAAGGTATTCTGTAGAATTTGGAAATCTTTTAATCAATTTATCCTCTGTTATCTCTTGTCGGAGAAACTCTGCTGTATTTTCATACAGGTGAGAAAAATATATACCACGTTGATGCTTTGATTCTACATTCTTAATACTCAATTGTGAATATATAAATGTCAGCATTCTAAACTTATGGTCTCTCTTATATTTACTACCCTTATCATTCTTAGCGTGCCACCATTCCCAATATCGTTCAGGATGATTCTTATGGGTCCATCTCCTACACGCTCGTAGATTTTGTATGTTTGGTTCAAACACCACCTTACCAGTAGTCTTACCCCGTTTATTCCAATGTTTCAGATTATTATACTGTGAGAAAGACCCATACAAAGATGTTGTAGTCATACCTACTAATATTTGTTTATATCTTTTCTTCCAATCATTTTGGACTGTATCTGATAAACATAACAAAGCAAGTAACTTACCACCAACATAATTAAATCCCAAAGGCTGTGTAGGTAATATACTAGAACAAATAGCAGTATGTCCTAACATTCCCCCATTACGTTGTTCTCTAGTCCAACCTACAAATTTATCTCTAGGAGTTAAGTCTATAAAATCTGACGATATACAAACTACACCTAGATATTGTCCTGTTGGTTTATCTACTACAAGATAAAATAAATTTCTACCAATATTATTATTGTTTCTTTGTGTATGGCAAAATGTTCTTACAGCAGTCCATTGGTCTGTTAACCAACGATTGTAGTCTGTAAGAATTAACTCTGGTTGTAATTGTGTATAATCTCCACCCGGCCACACCATAGACTTTGCTTTATCTGTAATGTGTTTCTTTTTCGCATCAATCATCACATTCTCTACACCAAACAGTGTAGAGGTTTCTTCAGTAGGATATTTTGTATGAATTTCGTTCCATTTCTGATAGAGTGTATATTCCTCTATAGACATGGCACGAACAAACTCTAGGTTATCAAGTAATAACTTCCGTAATTCATCATCACTAGGACAATCAACTTTATCCGTAGAATTGTTTGATAACCATTTTTCATAATCTTCCTGTAATCTATTATCCCAACCCTTTCTCATTTAAAGTCACATTGAGACATAATTTCAGTCAAACATGCTAGTAAATTTACTTCATTATCAGCAACAAAAGCAGAATAATATTGATACTTACCCAATACTAATACTGCCGCTGGAATACTACTCGGTTTCATATACTGATATAAGGTTTCGTATATTCTACGGAACACTTTCACAGGATCATTATCTATATTATCTACAACCCACTTGCGAACTTGAGTAAATTCTTTTTTCTTTAAATGCGTCATCAACTCTTTCATGTTGACTTCAGCAATGTTTACTAGAATTCCAGAATCAATTACACCACTGACACTATAACGTTGTAATTCATTTAACACTCTCCTAAAATCTGGAAAATGTTTCATTATTAACTCAGCAATTACTTCTTCTTCAAATCCAATATCTTCCCGTTTTAGAACTCCCTCTAAACGAGTCATAAATTGAGAAGCAAGTATTGCTTTGTTACCGTTTATCTTAAATTCAATAACTGCACATCTAGAATGCAAAGGTTCAATGATTCTGTTTTTATAATTACAAGTAAATATAAAACGACAGTTTCTATGAAACTCCTCAATAAACCCACGTAGAGCAGGTTGTGTTGAAGATGGATTTAAATAATCTGCTTCATCAAGAATAACTGTTTTTTGTCCACCTTGAAGTGAAACAGTTGAAGCAAATGTTTTAATTTTGTTTCTCAATACATCAATGCCAGATTCTTCTGATCCGTTTATAATAATATAATCAGAATGAAGTTCCTCACACAAAGCTCGAGCAACAGTTGTTTTACCTACACCAGAACCGCCGGCAAGGAGAAGATTAGGAATCTCTCCTTGTCCAACAAATTCTAGAAAGGTATTTTTGATTGATTCCGGAAGAATACAATCGGTTATCTTTTTAGGGCGATACTTCTCTACCCATAGATAGGTCTCTTTCATTATAAAGTTCCTTCTCACCACACCAAGGACAGAACCATTTTCTATCCATTGGTAAAAATCGTTCTACAGCAATGGACCACCAACCACTACAGTGGCAGCACATAAAATGATATAATACTTCCGTACTAATCCGTGGGCTGCTCAAGGGCTATCCAATAATCTACTACATCACTTTTCCAATTAGACACTAATGCCTCCGTTGAAATTCTAACATCATAATCACCAGGAATAACTTTAATGTTTTCTATCTTGAAATTTACACTAAAATTTGCACCTTCATAGTCCAATTCCTGAGTAAACTCATTAGATGTCACATTTTTCAAATCACTGACTCTCATACCATCTTGGTCGATAATAAGGTCCGGCAACTGCATCACTGCTGAAGCTTTTGTCAGAGTTGCCATAGTTTCTTTCAACACTTTGATAGTAATATCTGTATCTGGAGCATTAAATACATCCGGCGGAGTTACCAAAATAGATGGATCTGCATACATATACTTAATCTTCGAACCACCACCGTTAATAACCATATGACTATCTAGATACGATACCACTGGATCTTTTGTCAAACTCATCACTCCAAGAAACTCGTTTAAGTCATAGACTCCAAATTCCCTTGGAAAGCTTTCACCAACATCTGCTGTTGCCAAAATGTTTTTCATGGTAGACATGGTTCTCACCGTGTTACCTTCTTTAATAAGAATATTCTGATTTATAGCAGAAAAATTCTTTAATACTTCTATAGTATCATTACTTAATTTCATCTCACTTCTCCTTCATTAGAGTATTTTTCAAATAAGACTTTAATCGAGTCCTAGACGTTACTTGTTCACCTTTACGGTCATGGTCTTGGTCGATTAAATGTAACTTACCTTCACCCAATATCATATTATGAGGAGCCAAATCGGGCGTACTATCCGGCAACTCAACATCATCTAACATATCCATAATCATATCATTGGTAGGATAAACTCCATTAGTTTCAAAAAAAGTTCTTAAATTTAATCCTTGAATCCATGGTCGTTTTTCCTTTCTATGTAAATATGTCGCTTCTAATTCATCAAACGTAGAATGTGTAACTATACCACTACTTGGAAAATTATATAAATCTCCACCAGACCATCTACGTTCGATTTTACCAGATTTTGTACCATCTAACATAGTCGGCTGTTGTAGTAATAGCAACTCTCTATCTATACCAGCATGTCTGCCTGTATTTACTAGACTCTCTGGAGCCCAATTGTTTATATGTAATTTTTCTGTTAGCAATCGTTCTGCGTATTTAATTTTTTTCTTACCATCTGTACAGGACGCTTCCTTTTCGTCAGGGTGTTCAAAAATACAATAATCACACATCTTCATTATAGTATCTAAAACCTCTTGCCAAGGTTCTTTAAAATGATGTACTACATTCAATGCTAATATAACATCATAATGTTGTACTTCTTGTAGAGCTTTTAATGTTTTAAGATTTAGCTTTTTCTGTAACAAAAATACTTTATCATTTTCATTTTCTATACAAAGCGGCAATACATTTCTACGTCGGTCATGTTCTACTGCTGTAAAAATTCCTTCAAAATCATTTGCCAATCTAAACGTAAAATAACCTTCAGCAGCTCCAATATCTAATACTGAAAATGGTCGGTTAAATTTTTGACAAAACTCTTTTATGTGGTCATATCTATCGGCACTAGGTCGATATCCTTTTCGGATTATTTCGCCCTTTACCCAGACATCATTATAAATTCCATGACTACATCCTCTATACTTCATTTTCATTCTCATGTATATCTAACATAATAATTCCATAATGTAAAATTTTCATTAAATCGTTTCTATTCTTTCCATCTTTACGTCCATACCGCTTGGCATATTTCATAATATTACCAATACAAAATCCTTCACCGTGACCAGCATCAATAATCATATCTGTTGCTTGATACTTGTCTGTTGAATAATGTCCGTCATAAGTTTTATCAATATATTCTCTTAATTCTTTAAGAGAATTATTTTCATGGAACTTATAACACGTTTCAGGTAACTTAGCAAGTTTCGCTGTCATAATATAATCCTATCATCTTTTTAGGGTTTTGTCAAGTTAAAAATTCAGAAAATGTTACCACAAATGAATATCTAAAATGTGGAGCTAATGTTGTAGATGGTCTGGCCAAATGTGGAATACTCCCATCTAAAATTATAATCCTTCCTGGAGTATATTGTGAAAAGAGCTCTACTTTTTCTCCAGACTCATCTAAAAATAAAGTATCACCACCATATTCTATATGCCAATTAGTATTGGGATAATACATTAATATAGTATTATTATCACCTCTACCTTTAGGCTTTTCATTATCATTATCTGTATGAACATGAAATTTATCACTTGGAGTTACCAGATTAACATGGCAACTATTATAAGTTTCCATAGATAAATTGTGTTGTTCTCTTATTTCTAAAGGTAAGTATTCTAAAAAATTAGAATTTTCCATATCCTTTTTTGTGTATGTAGAACAAAAGGTATGATAATTTAGAAGGTCACCATCATAATTTGATAATCCACCAACAGGTCTATAATAAGATCCTGTTACAAAATGTAACAACTTATCTAATGTATGAAAATCAAATAGGTCATCGTAAATATAAATTCTCTTACCACTTGCTAATGTATGGTCGTTACACTTCATTCTAAAATTTCAGTAAATTTTAATACTACAGAAAATCTATAATGTGGAGCTAATGCTGTAGAAGGTCTTATTAAATGCGGAATTCTACTATCAAAAATTATAAATCTACCAGTTTTATACTGGCAAAAAAGTTCAACATCTCGGCCTTGTTCATCTAAAAATAAAGTATCGCCACCATATTCTATATGCCAATCATTAGATACATAATATAATGCACTCGTAAACATACCCCCTTCACCTTCAGCATAAAAATCATCATTAGGTACCGAGTTATCGGTGTGGACATGAAATCTATCACTTGGAGTTACTAAATTAACAAAACTACTTTGATAAGTATCTAATGATAATTTATGTTTTCTTTTTAAATCTTCTGGTAAATAATCAAGAAATTGTACCCGTTCCAAATCTTCTTTAGAAAACCCAGAACTTATTGTTATATCTCCTTGTGTATTACCATCATATCCTCTATCTAACGCAATAGGCTTATAAAAAGAACTCCATACAAAATGCGCTATTTTTTCTTGGGTGTTAAAATTAAATAAATCATCATATATATAAACCTTTTTATCAGAATTTATTATATATTCTTGAT